CCTCATCACTTATTGTGCCTTTAATTTTTTTTCTATATGTATCAAAAAATTCTTTATTTTTTTTATTGAATTTTTTAAATTTTTCTTTTTCTTCATCTGTCATTTTCATAGACTTAAAATTATCTTTTAAAAATGTACTTACCATTATTTACCCCTTTTCTTTTTTGGTTTCTTTGCTGTTTTAGCAGCAGCTCTAAAGTTAGCAGCAGTTGGCGCACCTTTAGTACCAACTTTTCTCATTCTTTCACCACTACCAGCTTTAATTCTTTTACGCTTTGCATGGATGTTTGCGTATAATCCTCTTTTAGCCATGTTGCTCCTTTAATTGATTTATTTCTTTATCTATTGTGTTTAAGACTTCTTGCCTAAGATCATCGTCTTTTTTCATGCAGTCATAGTGTGCATGACCACTTTTATAAAAACTTACAAATGATTCTGTATTAACAATATTTTTTTTGCAGTACCTACACTCACCAACATCTGTAACTATATTGGTTTTTTTCCAAATTTTTTTTGCCATTTACATCCAAGCTTTTCTTGACCAGTAATTTGCGGATAAAGTTTTTTGTCCTTTGGTTTTAATACCACCAGATCTAGCCAAGTAACTCTTTCTAGCTGCTTTATTATTCTTTCGGATCTTCATATTAGGATCTCCAAAAGTAACTTTATTTACTTTACCAGTTGATTTGTTACGAACATAAACGCCACTCTTTTTAGAACTGCCACTAGGCAATCTAAATGGTTTATTAAGTGTAACTTTTCTTCCTTGATATATTGCCATTATGTACCAAGCCCTACTCTAGGTTCTTCAGTACAAATAAATTTTATGTAAAATTTATTTTCATTTACTTTGTCTTTTCCAATATCTTCTAATTTGATAATAGATTGATTGTTGCCACCTAACATACAAGAATAACTATCAGCAAAATTATTAGGGTATTTGTAAGGTTCAAGGCAAGAACTTGTAACACCTGAACATAATATTAAATAAAGGACATAATTCATTAATTATCTTTCTTGTTTAATTTTTTTATTTGATCTTCTAAATCTTTAACTTTTTTATTTGCTTGTTCTAAATCTAATTGGCTATGCTCTAGCTTTTGTAAGCATCTTTTATTAGCACTATCTTTTGACTTACCAGCATCTTGTAGCTCAGCTACTTCTTGCTTTAAGATACGAACTTGTTCTTTATATTCGTTAATTAGATCTGTGTTGTCTGACATTACTTTTTCTTAAAAGTAGAAACACCCTTAATACCTAGAATTGTTGAAAATGAACCGACCACCAAAGCTTGGTAGAACATAGGTAGGTTTGCAAACTTGTCAAAAAATATATCTATCTTTGCTTGGATGTTAGGATCATCGCTAAACACAGACCAAGCTAAAAGTAACAAAGGGATACTGATTAGTATAAGACAAAATTCATCTTTCCAATCTCCTTTATGTGAGTCTATGACAGCTTTCTTAAACTCTACCTCACCATTAGCCATTCTTTCAGCTAATTTCATTTCAGCTACAGATTCTAATTCTTTTGTTTTTCTTCTGTTTGCTGCAATAGACATTCCAGTTTTTAAAATACCTGGAACTAATTTAGTTGCTAGACTTAACCACATAGTAACCTCCTATAATTTTGCAGATCGCATTTTACCAGCTAACTTACCAGCTCTTGCTGGTGTTTGTTTTGCCCATAAACTGTCAAGCATTTGAACACTAGCTTCACTATAATCTTCTGTGTCTAATGCTTTCCACATATTCTTAAATTTTGATACGCCACCCTCACCAATTTGGTACACCATGTTTATAATTACTTCTTTTGCTACATGGTTTATTGGTCTGTCACCTATAAGTCTTTCAGCAGCATCTACTGTTCTTTGGAAATCTTTTTCAAAAACTTCCTCACCTAATTCTTTTGGATACTCAACACCATGTTCATAATTATCTTCAGGTAAAACTTTATGACCATAAAATATAGTGTCAAAACCCTCTGAACATTTGTATATTTTATTGACATAACCCTCACACTCTTTAACTTCGTTTTTTAATTCTTCGTACATTAGTTTTCCTTTTTAGATTTGTTGTTAGTGTAATTCTGTAATACCAAACCTTTGAGTAAATTTTTCTGCAAAAACATTCTAAGGCTAAAACAATTTTTTCTAATACTTTCATAATCTTCTCCTAGCATTGACAACCTTCACAAACACAAATGTCTTTATCGTACCAATGGTTATGCAAGTCATCATCACAATGACAATTACAATGACAAGATTTGCATTTTTTCTTTTTATTTTTCTTTGGTTTTTGCGTAACTAGATTAGCTGTATTTTCACAAACATCATCCATATAACTAAAAAACCTTAAAAAAAGTTTATCAATAAATACCATTAAGTTTTTTCCGATCATAAATTTTCTTACTTTTAATAACTTGTTTTTTGTAATGTCTTAATTGTTTAGCAACAGGGTTGCGTTTTTTGTTTGGCTTTTTCATCAATCTAAAATTAATGATGTAATTTTTTTCTCACCCATATAAATTTCAATATTTGCTTTAGATTTAATACATTGATATTGAACTCTATCACCAGGTTTTTTGTCTTTCATAGCGTAACGCTTTGATTTTAAACAATCGCTTAATGTGTTTTTTATGCGATGCTCTACAATTTCGTTATCTATTATTAAAAGAAGTGCAAAAACTATTTCTACCATTAGTGACCATTTCCATTTCTAATTAGTTTCTCAACATCTTCTGTTAATTTTTCTGTTCTGCTTTTTAAAAATTCTATATTGACAGCATTGTTTCTCATGCCTTTTACTTCTATTTCTAACTGCTCAACCAAACCGCTTAAATGTTCCACAAGCATAAATAATTCAGCTTCACCACTTGATTGACCAAGTTCACCTCTAGGATATTTAATTCTAAATTCTGAGTTAGCTTCTAAATCTTTTTGCATTAACTCTAGTTCTGTTGAATGCTTATTAAGAGTTTCAACTACACCAAAATATGCCCATACTCCTACCGCTACAGCAGCTATGATAGAAATAAGATTCTTCATAGGCATACTGATAGAAGATTCGCTACTTACTTTCATAATTCGTTTCCATGATCTACTAATTTAATTTTTATGCCTAACTTCTTTTGCTTGGCAGTTGGTGAACGCCATATTTTTCTACGATATGGTTTTATGTGTTTTCTGTATGTGTTAGTTTTTATGTCTAGCAATTGTATCTTGCCATCAGGACTTACAGCAACTAAATCAAAAGGACATTGTGGATCTACAGCTTTTGCAACCCAATAACCTTGTTTTGTTAGATCAACTATTTCTTGGTACTCACCAATTGTACCTTTAACATTTGTAGTTAGCTTAGTAGATTTACTGTTAGGCTTACTAGGGAACTTAGACTTATCAGACCGACTGCCCATAAAAGTTTATAAACATTTGTCACTTTAATTTCTAAGTGAGCTAAATGGTTATCCTTAATTACTGAAATCTTGTTGTGTATTAACTTCATTTCACCTTGTAATTTTATAATCTGTTCTGAATTTTTTTGTGATTGTGTTGCCATTATTCCAACTCATCTGTGCCAATAGTTACAGTTCTTATTAAAGTAACAGCTTTGTTTTTATTTTTCCAATTTTGAGCTAAATCTATAAACGCATCAATACCCTCTTTACTTACAAGAGCTTCTGCAATTTCTGCTGATGATTTACTATATGCTCTTTCGCTAAACCATTTTTTACAGGCACAAGTGTTACTATAGGTGGTGCTAATGCTTTTAAGCCATCTATTGTAATATCTCCTGAAGATATGCCTTTAGGTGGAACTTATGTTTTGAGTGCTGTTTCTGGTACGAGCTTTACAATATTATTTAAAGATTCATCAAATAACCCTACTGATGTGTTATTTACGTTTCAAGCGTTAGGATACGGTAAGGGAGCATAATTTTATGGCAAGAGTTAACTCAACTGGTAAAGAAACAACAAGTAATTTTTCACCAGCTAACGGTACTGGATTAGCTGTTAGAACAGCAATGAAAGATATATTTGAATCTCTTAGAACTGTAAATAGTGCAGCTGGTGATCCA